AGTAAACCTTGATTTAAACAAAGCCGAAATTCTTATTATTTTCTGCCGAACTTTTGTGTCGGCCCTATAAACCAATTGTCTAGAAAACAATTGCTCCTTTATTAAGTATCATTTAATTGACTTTTATATAGGATGAAATTCTCAATATTTCTTACGAGCTTCAACCCCTTGTGGTTGTTGTTATGTATCGTACGGTGCCTAAAGGCCTTTACGTCTATCTGATAACAGTAACATTTTAACGAAATGTTAACTTTGATGATCAGCTAGGTAGTTCCGATTTATTGTTAAGTTATTTGTCATAATAAGCCTAATCAGCTTTTGACATCTTATTTGATTGCCCAAATTTTAAACAGATTTTTGTTAATTTTCTCGACTAAGAAAATTTTCAGTGCGACTTACTAAAAGTTGTGTGTAGTGAAAACATATTTCACTATCGATCAATAATTTATTTTATTGTGGGTTAAAAAGACGATCAGCGATATTCTTTCTTTTTGCTTAATTGCTTTACGAAGATACATGATTATCCACTATTACTAGCCATTACGAGTATTTTTAATAGTGCTAAGGAAGACGAAAGTTGGAGGCCAATCCTGTCGATCTATATCGGCTAAGAGCCCCCGTGTCCCAGAAGGATGAGTCACTACGTCACGTGACATAAAATGCCGTTTAATTCTACGTGCATCTCTTGGCTAAACCCTTGAGTTTTTATTTGAATTGCGAATTCTTTTATCCCCTCCGTTACCCGTTATTGGGTTTCAATCAAAAACCTCGCGCCTATCTCTGTTGTTCAGAGTGTGGAAGTCCCTGTCTTAGGACAAGGCGGACAAACTGCTGTTATTTCCCATTTGGGAGAGAACCTACTTCACAATGTAGATTGTGATTGTGGAAGGATAGTTGGTGACTATTCTTGTTGCACCTTTTCTGGTGTAGCGAAGCAAATTATTGAAGGAAGTGTTGTTAACCCACGTCTTATTGAAGAGTGGGAAGAAATCCTTTACACGATTAGTTGCAGCTTCAGTGTTATGCGTTCACGCGCGTACACTGGTAATGACAGAGACACACCCATTGAAGATAAAATCTTCTTTGATAAAGTCTCTCGACATGTTGCCTATCGAATGTTGAAGGTATGTACTGACCGGGACTTGTTGAAGATTCTTGTTGCGAACGGATCTACGTTCGAACATGCTTTGCAGTTCTTGTCTCTGGCTTATGAAGTCAGAACTTTGATGGGAGATTCGTCAGATTGGGGCTTTAAAGCCAATGTTGACGCTTTTCGCGGTCAGGGCCAAAGCGTTTCTACTGTTTTGAAGCGCCTTTTTGGCTACCCCGATGAAGGGATGGATCCTAATGTTACCGTTACGGAGTTTGTTTCAAATTTGTGTTCTCATTATTGGTCACAGATTAAGCAATTTATTGCTTTTCTGTCTTCTACTGTGATGAATGCTGTTGAGACTGCTTTTAAGGGTTTCGTTGTGTATTTATGCCAGTGCATGTTTGGTGAGTTTACCGACAAGGTGTTAAATCTTGTTGATAATACTCAGCGTTTGGTGATAACCTCCTCTGTTCTTTTTGGAATATGGGTGGTGGTTCGCTTGATGCAAATTGTGACAGATAATGTTGCGCATGCTATTTTCGATTTGTCGGTAAGAGGAGCTACCTCTTTGTTTGGAACCTACGCTCCCCAAGGCCCCTTGGATTTAATGGCCTTGGTGGGTTCCCTTTGTTTAACAATTATCGGACTTGGTGAGAAAGACTTTTCTAGAGTGAAACGTTATGCTCAGACGATGATTGCTTTGATGGCTGGTGGAACAGTGTTGGCAAGTGTCTTTAAGACCTTGTTGATGTTGTTGCCCCCTGTGCTGAAGATGGCTATTACCTATCGGTTTGGTACTTCTGATGATAGGCTTGAATATGATATTGAGCAATGGAGATCGGTTTCTATGTCGATCTGTGCTGTTTCTCGTGTTCAGTCAATTATTGGAAATAAGAATTATGCTGAAAAAGTGAAAGAACAGTTGCTTGCTGGTGGAGATCTTATCCGCTTGTGTAGTAACAGCACGAAACCTTGTTTGAAGCAAGTTTTGATACAGACTTATGTGAAACTTGTGAATATACACTCCCAGTTGGTTACCCGGGAGAGAAACTCTGGTGACCGTCGCCTTCCATTTGCGTTCCACATGTGTGGACCACCTGGTATTGGCAAAACTGCTACCGTTCGGGACTTGTTGATAAAGTCTTGTGGGATGTCATATGATGACATCTATAACAAGGATATGTCTGATGAGTTTTGGTCTGGCTATCTTGATCATCGCGTGATTGTAATGGACGAGTTTCTCGTTGATGTGACAGAGGCCAACTTCGATCGTATTAAGTCTTATTTGACTATGGTATCGACGGCTGAGTGGCGACCCCCGTTTGCTTCGGTAGATGACCCTATGTGTGGAATTAAGGGCTCTACATGTCGACCTGAGATTGTTGTTACTATGAACAATCACCCTTATACCCACGTTGATCACATTGTCAATGCTGCTTACCAGCGGCGTAGACGTTTTGTGGTTACTTGTGGAAGATCTGAGCGATACATTGCTCAGAAGCACAATGACTTGAATGTTGATATGCGCGCTTACACTCCTCAAGAGTTAGCTGAGCGTGCTTGGATGACTTTTTCGATTTTGCCGGCTATGGCTTGTGTTAATCCCGTACCTATTAAGGAGGGTTTGACTTACTTGCAGTTGGTTGAGTTTATTAAGCTTGAATATGAAGAACATGAGGAGTTGTGTAAGATGATTTCCCGAGATATGAATGCCTCAGTTATGGAAGAACGTAGTGTTGACGACATTTTGCAAGAAGTGTTAAGAGATGCTTATTCTATTCCTTCGGCTCCTGTGTCTATTGCTGAAGCTCTTCAAGGCTTGCTTCCGACTACTTTGGTTGGGCAAGGACCTGTTGTTGAGTTTGAAGATATTGCTATGAATGAAATTTCTTCTTTTGGTGAACTTGGTACGAGGATTACCTCGACTTGTGATTCCAATGAGACTATTTTGCAGCGTATTTTGAATCGCTTAAGGAATCTGCCTTTTAAACGGTCGGTTTCTTTTTTGGCTGTTTGTGTAGTCGTTTTGGCTACTTTTGCTAGTGGAATGTTGCGTGGAGAAGCTCATACTGATGATACTTTTTGTGGTCAGTCTGAGCGTAAGGAGAAGTCTTCTGTTGCTAAACGTTCTAGGAAACCTTTTCAGAGAGGTTCTAGAATTAAGGCTCAGGGACCTAACTTTGCTACTGTGACGATTTCTTTGAACGGTATGAAGTTTCATGCTATTCCTATTTGCGGTCGGAAGTTCTTGACTTATTCGCATGCCATTGATTTGGATGCTATTGATGAGACAAGTTTCTGGCGCGTGAATTTTGATGGAATGGTGTATGAACATCCTGCTAATATAGAGGATGTTGTGTTTTGTGCTGATGATGATGTTGCCATTATTTCGATTGATTGTTTGAGGATGCCTCAGTCCAAAGATATTGTGAAGAGTTTTATTTCTCATCGTGATATGGATGGTACTGTGAATGCTCAGGTTCTTTTGGATACTGGTGAAAAGAGAATGACTTCTGTCATTCAGCACCATCTCAATATGAGATATGTTGTTGGGACTAAGGTCTTTAAGCTTGATAAGGCGATGAAATATCGTGCTCCTACTGAGCTTGGAGATTGTGGGATCCCTATTCGGATTATGTCTGGTGGTCTTGTTAATAAGATTGCTGGGATACATGTTGCTGGAACTGGACTTGATGCCTTGGAACCAATGGGTGTAGCGACTTTTGTGACTCAAGAAATGCTTTTTGATGCTTTGCAAGAATTCGTTCCTGCGGTTGGCCAAGGCCCGCATCTTTGTGGGCCTAATTTGGTGTCTCAAAGGCCTTTGGCATGCAATGAACGTGTCGCCTTTCCTGCGACTTCGAAGATTCGTAAGTCGGATATTTCTGGGCTTCTTTCGGTTTCTACAAAGAAAGCTCCGGCTATTATGTCGCTCTCCGACCCAAGATCGAAAGGTGTGGATCCGGTGGACAAGTCGCTCCAAAAGCTCTGTTCAATTCAAAGCCCCGAGATGGATGATATTTTGCTTGATCGTGTCACTGATACTCTCATTGATCGCTATTGTGAGAAGTTGTCATTTCCGGGTGGAGTTGGACCTCTGACTTTTGAGTCTGCTTGTTCTGGCATTCCTGCTTTTTTGAACTCGATTACTACATCGACTAGTCCTGGTTACCCTTTGGTGCATTTACAGACCAAACGAGGTAAGACTGATTTTGTGTGGTTTGAAGGTTCTGAGTTGAAATACTCTCCTATGTTCAGAGATTTAGTTGAACAGAGAGTTGCTGAGATGAGGAGTTTTGATGGAGGCCCTATTGATCACCGATTTATTGGTTATTTGAAAGATGAACTTGTGAAGGCTTCCAAGATTGAGGATGTTCGTACTAGGATGACCTATGCCAACGATGTTGTTTCGATTGTGGCTTTTAGGATGGTTTTTGGGACTACTTTTGCTGCTTTTATGAATTCGTTTGAGGCTACCGGTTTTGCTGTTGGTTTGAATCAGTATTCTGAGGATATGGATGGTATTCATACTTATCTGACTTCGGTTGGAACAAGAATGAGTGCTGGAGATTATGAATCTTTTGATCAAAGATATGTGAAGAAGGCTTCTGATGCCGCTTATAAAATTTTTTGCGCGATTGCAATGAAAACTAGCGGTGTTTTAGCGGCTGAATGCGCGTATCTTGTTCAACATGAGACTGCGTCTCCTATTCAGGTTCGTGATACTTTGCTGACGGTGAAGGTTGGTAACAAGAGTGGTTGTTTTTTGACTACTCCTGTGAATTGTATCATGAACAATATCTATGTACGGTACTGCTTTATGCAGAAGTATGGAGCTGTGAGTTTTGATGACAATGTTCGAATGGTTGTCCTTGGTGATGATGTGGTCATTTGTATTTCCGATAGGATTGAGATGACTCCAAAAGAGCTTTCTGGATATATGACTGGTATTGGACAAGTCTATACTTCTGCTTTCAAGGATCGTGACTTGACTGATGATTATGAGACTTTTGATGGTGTGACCTTTCTCGGTGCTATTCCTCGAGTTGGTCTTTCTGGACGTTGGACTGGTGCTTTGAGGAAGGATACTCTTTGGGAGACTCCTCAGTGGACTAAGGATGGTGATTGTTCTTTGGATCAGACTATTCAACAGATGATTGATTGTGCTAGTCAGTGGGACCGTGATTTCTTTGACTCTTATGTTGTCTCTTTAAAGTCAGCTTATTTGTCTCGCGGCCGCTGTTGGAATTTTAATACCAATTATTCCGATTTGCACCATTGTGTTGCTGGTAGAACTGCTGCTTCTGGTTTGGACTTCATGCATTTCTTTGGCCAAGGTCCTGATATTGACCCTAGACCTTTGGAAGAGGATGAGGATGAATGGGAGACTCAAGTTATTCAAGTTCCTGAAGTTTTGATTCCTGATGATCCTCCTGTTTGGGATTCTGATGATGAAATGGATGGTACTTTTGTTGGACAAGGACCCATTTTTGTTGGACAAGGACCTGCTTTGCCTGATTCTGGCCCGGAGATTCATAATTCCGGTTTGGTTCAGATTGTTACTGCTGAAGAAAAGCGTCCTTCTGCTATTTCTGGCAACAATTTCTCAAAAGTTGCTGCTAGAAGTATTGTTGCTGAGCCTATGGATTTGGCTGTTGCTACCCATTCTTGGATTCGTCGTGAGTCTTTTGATTGGAGTAGTACTGCTGGCCAGGGCGGTATTTTGAAGACTTATCAGTTGCCTTTTGATTTGCTGACTTTGTCTTCTGGAAATGCTTCGATTCAGAATATGGGTTTCATGAATTACTTGTATAGCCAGCCCGAAATGGAGGTTATGTTTCAAGTTAATGGGACTCCTGTTCAGTTGGGTGCTTTAGTGGTTTTCTTACAGCCATTTACTAGTGCTACTTTGTCTGTTGGATCTATTGTCAATTGGACTGCTTATGACCACATTTTCCTTACTCCGAACAATAACTCTACTCGGGTTATGAATGTTCCTTTTCGATTTTGGAAGACTTGGTTGAACAATTCGAAAGGCTATACTACTTCTGCTGATGCTTGTATGGGTACTTTGAGTATTGGGGTTCTTTTTCCTTTGGTTACCTCAACTCTTCCTACTACTGCTTCGATTTCTGTCTTTACTAGGCTTAAGTCTGAATTTCGGATTGCTAGACCACGTACTTCTACTGGTCAGGGTCCTCATGAAGACTCTAAGATTGTGAAGTATACTGGTCAAGGCGCGAACTATTCCACTACCAATGTGAAGAACAAATTCAATATTCATGATATTGGTGGTGATGTTCCCGTTCAGACTGACGTTGGGACTACTCAGAGTGCTAAGGGTGAAGCTACTGCTACCCTTCCTTTGGATAATCCTCCTGTGTCTGGTGGTGGTATTCCGGTTTTTCCCCAGTTTTCGAGTCTTTCTAAGGCGGTTGGTTTGGAGCCTACTGTTTCTTTGCAGATGGATCAGTGTATGTTGCATCGGGAACCCGATTCTTTGCGGTTTCAGGAGACAACTACTATTGATTATTTGTGTGGAACTCGTGGTCTTTTTGGCAACAGTACTATTAACACTGGTCAGGCTGCTGGAACTTCTATTTTTGATCGACCTTTGAATTCCATTCTGAATGTCCCTGTTGATGGCTCTGGTACCCAGATTCCTCCGAACATTATGGTGTTGAATCTCTTTCAGAGATGGCGCGCGGATATTGTGTTCGAGATTTTTGTGGTCAAGAGTGTTTTCCATACTGTTCGATTACAGTTGGTTGCTGGATACGGTGCTACTGCTAGTGTTGCTGGTGCGAATTATGACGCTTATCCCAATGCTATTCTGGAGTTTACTGGTAATCAACAGTGGGCTTCTGTTCGGGTTCCATACAATGCTCAGACTGAGTTCCTTCGTACTTTTGATGGTGTCACTACTCTCAATGCGGAAGATTTCTCTCTTGGCTGGCTGAACCTGTTTGTTGTGAATCCTTTGAAGTCTTCTTCGACTTTCGTTCCGACTACTGTGGATTTTGCAGTTTTTGCTCGTTTTGAGAATGTTTCTGTCTATGAGCCTCGTGCTACTAGGTATTGTTCTTTGAATGGTGGAAATGATCTTCCTCAACTTGTTGGTCAAGGTCCTATGGAAGGCGAATCTGCTCTCGAGACGGGTACTCAGGGCGTTGCGAATATTATGCCCGTTGAAGGTGATGACGAGTTTCCTCCCGTTATCTCCCTTACTACTACCTCCGACCCTGAAGGTAGCCATGCTGTTTGCGGACGCACTATTGGACGAAAGTTCGATTACTGTGTTCGTGATATTACCGAAATAGGACGACGACATTCTCAGATTTCTATTCACCAAATGCCCGGATACTCGGCTTACGTCTACTCCTTTCCTCAACAGACTTATGTTGACCTTGGAGCTAGTGTCCTTCGGAACTTCACCGCATATTCCTTCGATGTGGTTCCGATGAGTCCTATTATGACGAAGCTGTATTCTGGGTGGAGTGGACATCTGAAATATCGAATCTTTTTCGCTAACAGCGTGGATGGTATTCATACCAATCAGGGTGGTTTTCGAGTGTGTCATGTTCCTTCTTGTCAAGCTCATATCACTCAGACGAATCCGAACTATGCTGGTCTTGCCTCTGGTTTGCCTCCTGTTGCTACTGCCAATACTACTATTTTCGATGCGTATGTTGGCGCTCCTGCTGGAAGTTTCTTTGGCAATTCTGCTCAGGCTCAAGGTGCTGGTTGGGCTGCGAACACTTATCTGTTCAAACCCGAAGATGCTTATGACTCTACTGCTATTGAGTATTCCTGTACTCATGGAAGTGGTGGTTTCTATCTGGATGTTTCAGTTCCTTTCAATACTGTGAACAATATTCTTCCGAATCCTGATTATGTGAGTGTATATGGTAGAACTCTCGACTATACTAATGGTCGTTTGGTTATCCATGTTCCTCAGAATTATCAGTCTTGTGAGATTCTTGTTTTTCAGGCTTTTGGTGATGACTTCCGGATGCATGGTTTCAATCCTAAGGAATCATACATTGCTGCTGGCTGGGCTCCTTCTGGATTTGGTACTGGTACTATTACGGCTCCTCCTACTGGTGTTCAGATTGGTTCTTGTGTCTTTGGAACCCGTCCTTGAGAAATTTAAAAGTTTGTTGATCTTTTCAAAACAACCTTTCCATATGTAGGATCTTTACTCGTATCTTGGATTGAGACTTTTCCCATTTAATTGGCGTTTACGTGTGCTTATCGTTATAAGGACTCCGGTGAGGGAACATATCGTTAAAATGTTCTAGGTGATTGCTTTTGGGCGATCCTGTATAGTCACTGTGTCTATAAATCTTTCTTTACTTAAGTGTATAGTTAGTATTATAGGCTCT